AAATGGCCAACTGGATAGCGCTCCCATAGGTTGTCCAACTTCGTATTCTACGTCTTCAGGTATATTGTCTCTACTAACTCATGATGAGACCACTGAAGGTCCTAGACTGAAGGCTCGCCTGAATAAAGCTAACCAACAAGAACCAAGACTCTTACGCATACTGTTACCTATTTTTCGGTAAAGTTCCATTGGAATACGATCTGACGCATTTGATAAATCCGCATGACCATAAAAGTTATGTTTGGCTAGCCATAATTCTTTAGCTTTGCCAGCAACTTTGTCTTGATCAAAGGTGCAGTCTTCATTGATGCTCCGTAAAAGCGACATCAAATCATTGTGCAACGGACCCAGTATAGTTTGAGTTAAAGTATCCACGATTGCGAAAACTCGTGGCTTCAGCTTTCCACCTTCAAAAGCAAGACTTATCTTGCCTAGGTGCAGTTTTCTATTCAGAGATTCGACAAGATCCTGGAAAGGACTTAATTGTTCTTCCAATCAATCATCTGTGTCTCCTCGATAGTAAACATCTATGAAATCTTGAAGCTGCTCATCCAATTCGTAATGAAGGATAGCCGCCCGGTCCATAGGGAATCTAAAATAACTGATTCCATTGGGACAGGATTTCATCGATAACTGAGGCTTTGGTACCTGGTGCGCCTGTATTTTTTGGTGTGTCAGCTCTGAAGCTTCTTGACCAATTATGGGTCGAGTCAATTTTGATCGATCATAATCGGTAACGAACGTTTCAACCTTAGTCAAAATGTCGTTAAGTCCTCGGCCGGTATTACCAGTATATTTTTCGGTGATACTGCTTAGGTTTGTCCTGGTTGGGACTACTAGGAAACGCCTAATACTACATAGAGTAAGTACATAACGTTTTAGCTGGATGTCATCGTGAATCAGGCAACCGCGTTTAAGCCTCTTACCGAGTCACTTGGGTCATCCTACATAGTCTTTGCCAATCGAAACCTTCTCGTGTTCCAACGTGACATCAACTTTAAGGAAAAGTGCCTCCAGGGTTTCTGAAGTACCTTTCAGGTAACGAAGTAAATACTCCGGACCTTTATACTTATAGAGATGTAAAATCTGATCTACATTTCTGTGGATCATTGATTCTAACACGTCAGGAAATAAATGTGGAAGTGTCGTTTTAATCAATAAAGAAAATTCATGAAACTCATTTGAAGTATTCGATATTTTTCGAACTTTGTGAGGATTACGGGCGTGAAACTTGTTGCCCTTTGCCATGTTCTTTCTATGTGAATTCAAAGAGGTACGACTACTCTTCGGGGTGGTTGTTCTTTTTGAAGTAATGGACACGTTAGTGCCCATGAAGTTGTTTGTTTTTAGACTTTGTGGCATTATCTATATTTGTTCCGGCCTACCTCATCGAAGCGTAGGTGGTTCACAGGACTGTCTTAGAGACCGCGCGTGGATTCAATTCGCTGCACGGATC